TCCCGCAGCAACGCCGTCACCTTTTTACCTTCCCCAGCCGCAAGATTTTCCGCCAGCTTGTACCGATGCGGGTCCAGCAGCAACTGGCAATACAGCTTCGATCCGTGCTTCAGCGGCATGGTACGGGGTCTAGTCTGATACATAGTATCATACTGAGAAACACTAGACACGCGCCATGTCCGAGTATTCCACCCCCTGCTGCAAAGCTGAATACGGCATCGGCGGCGAAGGCTCGACCCACTGGTACCTCTGCACCGCCTGCGGTAAACCTGTCGCCGTCATTGAATCACCGACAGAAGAAGAGGCCGAGGCTTTGTTGCTCCAATGTGGGCATGGCGTCGGGTAATTACCACCGAATATCGTCGTCCACTTTTTTCCGCCACGCATTGGACTGCGCCCGCCTCGCCCCACCCCTCTGCTTGGCACAGCCCTGCCGAATTTGCCGCGCCCACTCCAAAAACGCAGCCATTCTGTGCAAATCCGCCGTCTTCGCCAGCCGTATCTCCCGCTGGAGCCACTCCATCACAAGTTCCCTTCCCGTGCGGGCTGGACTCATGCGTCTAACTCTGAGACTCGCTTGATGGACTGGACCAGTCTGCCGGGATACTGCTGCCTGACCTGCTGGTGCGCCTGGAACGCATCCGGCGCCACCACATAAACATCGTGCATCGGGCCATGGAGTGCATACATCCTGACCCGATACTCGAAGTCCTCCTGGATCACTTTGCTTGGTCCCAGCTCAACCCGACCTTAGCCTCGGCCAGCGGTGGAATATCGCCAAGCCACTTAGCTTCAGCTTCTTCCATGATTGCCTGGAGCTGAGCGGCCCAAACGTCGGCGTGTTCTTCTTTCACGAGCAGGATGATCTCGTCATGCACCACGCCGGCCAAGCGCACCCGCTCTTCCCCGTCTGCTTTAAGGAACGGCCACAGTTTGCCGAGCGTAAGTTTGAGGACGGCGGCACCAGCTCCCTGGATTGGGGTGTTGCAACGGGTCGTAAGTTTATTGTTCTCGCCCGGTAGAAACCGCCGCAAGCCCGACATGCGTATGCGGATAGATGGATTGTCCGGAGCCGCATCAGCAGCGCGAGCATTGTTGCGCTGCCATTTGGAGATGCCTTTATATGCAGCGTGGAACTTTTCCCGCACCGTCGCAGCCTCATCAAGATCCATCTGGATTCCCATCGCTGCTGCATAATTTCTGAGCCCTTTTGCACCGCTTCCATATAACAAACCGAAGTTGGCTGACTTACTAACTTGCCGCTGTTCTTTTGTAACATCTTCTTCCTTGACCCCGTAAATTTGCGTCGCTGTAATCGTATGCAGGTCTTTCCCCTGCTGGAACACCTGAGTCATAAGAGGATCTTGAGCTTCTGCCGCCGCCAGCCGCAACTCCATCTGTCCATAGTCCGCTACAACCAGTCGCCAACCAGCTGGTGCCTGCACACAAGCCCGAAAACGCACGTCCCGCGGCACTTGTTGCAGATTGGGACTCATGCAACTCATCCTGCCGGTGTCAGCCCCCATCTGCAGATAGCTGGCACGAATAAACCCATCATTCGACAAATTCTTTAACAAAGTCTCCGCCATTTGCCGCCGCTTCTCTACACGTTTCCACCGCAAATAATCCGCAATAAGTTTGTGCTCCCCAATGTATTCCTGGAGCGCAGACTTACTCGCACTTTTCTTCCCCGTCTTCATATCCACAGGCGCCTCACCCAACAACGCGGTGAACTTCGCCAGCAACTGCACCGGACTATTTAGGTTGAAAACATCAGGATCAGTTTTCTTACCTTTCGCCCCAGGCTTTGTTTGGTACAGGATGTTGCCATCGAGCCCGCGATGCAGCTTGGCGTGTTCCGGCAGCGCCACATCAAAGTCTTCGATGAACTTGGCACCAACCTCGTTGTGCTCAATATCAAGGTCCTCGATCAACTGTTGTAAGGAGTCCTTGTCGAAAGGAAGCCCGGTGCGCCACAGCTGCGCCATCGCCGGCAACGCCTTGCACTCCAGGTGCCAAGCCGGCAACAACGGCGGCGACGCAGCCGCCATCCGCTGCATGATCGGCTCCCACAACTCCGTCAACACCACCACATCCTTCGCCGCATATTCCAGCTGGCTCACCGACACATCCGCCGACCAGTCACTGCGCTGTTCCTCCTTGGAAATTTCGTAGCCCAGATACCGCCGGACCACGTGCTGGAGCCCGTTCTTCACGTTGGCCAAGCCATTGGTCAGGATCCGGCTAGCCAGCATCGAACAGAGCACCTGCCCTTCCGGGTAAATCTCATGCTCCTGGAGCCAGCCCAGATCAAACACTGCATTGTGCGCCAGCCAGGTCCGCTCCTTGGTGAAGAAGTTTTCCAGCGTGATCCAGTCCTCATCGCTGAACTGCCAGCAGTCCAGTACGACGGGCGGCTGATCCACGGTGGCCAGCTGCAGCAGCCGCAAACCACCAAATTTTGGCTGGAGCCCAGTGGTCTCCACGTCAAACGCCACGAAGCTGGCGCCGTCGAGCGTGTGCAGGTGCTCGATCCCCTGAAGAATGTTCATGCCGGGTAGGGCGTGTTCTGTATTACTCTAACACACCTGTCAGCTCTTTGGCCGCACACAACTCAGCCAGCACCGTCCCACCCTCGGGAATCCCCAGCGTGCAGCGGTGATACCAGTGAATGCAGGTCCGGCACTCCCCGCCATCCGGCAGCGGCTTGTGCTTTTTCAACAAATGCTGCAGCCGCAACTCCTCTTTCCCTGCATCGCTGGAGCGATAACACTTGAAGCAGTAGACGGCGTTGGTGGTGATGCTGCCGCATTGGATGCAGCGGCGACTGTTGATTGGAACTTGCATCAGAAAAAACGAACACGTAAAAATCCTGAAAGGCGCTTCATCACGCCAGTTTTGGTGTGCTGAGCTGCGCCATCGGGCAACTCAACCTCGACCGTAAAAACCCTGTGTCCACATTGCGGGCATTTCCGCTGGCGCAGAATCGACTCCGCCGTATCCCGGCAAGTGCGATCCACGTCCATCCGCTTGAAATCACACCTGGCGCATCGCATTACGCCACTTCCTGTTTTTCACAATGCACCAAGCGTGCTGGTACGAAATCCCGTACACCCTGGCCAACTCCGAAATCGAAGTGCCGGAGGCATAAAGATGCCTCAAATCCAGCGCGTTTTGCGGCGTCAAAACCGCCGTCCCCGGAATCGACCCCTGCTGGAACGACGTCTTAGTCGGCGGCCTCTTGGGCTCAGTCATCAATCTCCATCTCCAGCCATCGGATCATCGAATAGTCACCTTCTTGTTCCCGCATCCAATGTGCAACTTCACGGATAACGGCGCGAGCTTGCATGTGACCGCACTCGGGCTCACTCACGATGCAGCTATGCACCCGTTGTATCAGCGATCTCTTGGGCTCTACCAAAGGACTGTTTTTCAGCTCTTTAGCCACAATGTCGCGGATACCGGCACCCAACTCAAGTTTTTCAACCCTGGAGCGCAACTCAAGAACACACGCCTGAAAGCTCCCATTAAAAACTTGGCTATTTTCAATCTGCCGCCATTGCGCTGGCGTTGCTTTGTAATCAGTCATTGCGATAAGCCTCAGTTGCAAGGGTGTTAATCAGCCGGTTCAGATACCACCGGCACTTTTCCGCATCCTCCAGCGGATCCTTCTTCAGCCACATCCGACTGAGATATTTCAGGCACTGCCACTGGAGCGAGCCAACCACAGCGTCGGGCGCGTGCTGGACCCAATCCTCCAAGATGTCAATGACTTCTATCTTCCCGGCGGTGTAATGGCTGGGATGATGCACTGCATCACTGACTTGGAACTCAAAATCGCTCATCCTTTGGATTCCTGAACGGTGGTGTCGCCGTAATAACGGCCAGTCATCGAATAGTCTTTGCCGGGCAACATCGACATGCGGTGGAACACAATCTGTGCAATCCGCATCCCAGGCCACAATGAAACCGGATGCAAAGCGCGTGCATTTTGCAGCTCCAGCGTCAACCGCCCTTTGTAACCAGGGTCGATATACCCAGCGAGCAAATGCTCAATCCCCTCCCTAGCCCGGCTGGATTTAAGCGCCAGCTGCCCAGCAATACAGTCAGGCAGCTGGAACTCCTCCAACGTCTCCGCGAGTATGAACTCATGCGGCTGGAGCAAGAAAGGTTCCTCCTGCGTGTGCCCCACGATGGAGCGATGGACCATGTGGCGCGTCAGCGGTGACTCCACCAACACGTTCTCGCCGAGTCTCACATCGAGACTCGCGGGATTCAGCAACTCTTGGTCGTAGGGGCTTACCAGATTCCGCCGCACCAGCGACACAATCTGATGGTCACACAGGATCGACACCTCAGATCACCACCGTGGTGGGCTGATCCTGCTGGAGCGTTACGTGTTTCCACGTCTTATTCCACTTGATGCAGTTGATCGTGGTGCTGTGGACGCCAAACTCCTTAGCGATCTTGGCGACCGACTTGCCACCAGCCTGCAGCTGACGCTTAATCTCCAGCACTTTCTTCTCCGTCAACGCCGCCCTCGTCTTGCGGCGCGACACGCGAGTCTTAGGTTGAGACTGGGTAGCGGTTGCACGCACAGTTTTGGCTGCTGGTGCGATTGCCGGCTTGGTCACGTCCAGTTCGACGTGCTGGCAGGCGTTGATGGCCACGAAGGCGTGCTCCAGGGCAGTAGTGATCTGCTGGAACTGTTCGTCAGAAAGAATGTGCATGATCGTTGGTAGAACGGTGAGAGTGTAGTACAGGATCAGCGAGAAGAAAGCTCGATCTGGAGCGCAGCCTGAAAGTAACCGGCGATTTTCATGCGCCGGAATTCTGAGCTGGCATCGTCGCTGTGTTTGTCCTCGATAAAGGAGTAGTTGTGCCGCGACTCGTTGAGGGCCGCCAACGTCTCGACGTTGAGCAGCTCCAAGTCTCGAAGCGGCATCTCCTTGATCTTGTCCAAGTAAACGGTCTGGCTCAACAGGAAAGACCTGTAGAACGGAACCACGTTGGTTTCAGTCATGCGAAATAGCGTGGGTCTTGATGCCTCAAGCGGGTGAGATCCGTGAGACGCAACTTGAGAATCTCGTGGATGGCCAGCTTGGCAAGTCTGCTGGAGCAGATCGTGTCGCTGGTGGCAAACACATAGATCAGGTGACGATACAACTGGGTCAAAGTTTTCGCCTTGACCCAGTGCGTGTCGCCGGGAATCGGCTCGGTACCGTATTCCCAATCGTCGTAGTCCTCGGAGTTCCGAAGCTCGCGGGCTTCAGTCGTCCCAATCAGACGTGTCGATTGGGGCCCAGTCGTCGATTCTGTTGGTGAGGAGTTGGCGGAGTCCGTCATCGCTGGCGGGGATCAGATCCTCTTCGTGAAGGTCGAAGGAGCCTCTGCACAAGGCAGGCCCCCACTCTGCCGGATAAAGGTGGCTTTGCGGAATGACCACAACCATGTCGTCAACAACGGCATTGACACAGAGGCGAGTACCACCATCTTCAAACCACAGATCCTCAATTTCCAGTACCTGGCTCATTTGACCTCCCGTGCAGTTTGGCGGGCTTCGATGCCGTCCATCCAGGCATCCCAACTCATCTTCAAGAACTGTTCCAGGTCCTGCAGCTGCTGGAGCTGGAGCATGTCGTAGGTCGGGTCTACACCGAGACGCTCGCTATCGACGATTTTTTCTTGGAGCTGAATCGCAGACCAGTGGACGGCGAAGTACCACGGGCTGAGCTTGGTGTTGTCAACTTTGGTGCAGGTGAAATCGTCCATGTCAATCAGTAATAAAAGGCACGCCGTTGCGGGCGTGCCCTTACTGTTGCACACAGCCAGCTAGGCGTCCAGCCGGGCTGTTGCAATTCTTCATGTGGCCCATTGGGTGAGGTAGACAGTGACTACCAGCAT